CACAATGGTGATGTATTCGTCCATTAGTCGTACATAGCTTCAGCCAAGCGTTCGTGCCTTCCGAGATCTGACCAAGCATTTTCGTTACCGTCAAACATCTCAGAAACATCATAGAAATCTCTGACCCAATCTCCTTCAATATCACCTCGTCGATGATAGGTTTCCCAGTAGTTGTCATCTGGCTCGGAGTCCAGCCATAGTACGTTTGCAAGATCCATGCGATGTGGTCCCTTGAGGTTGGATTGAATTCTTTTAATCGAGTAAGGGTTGCACCCTTGACATATCCCTGTGTGCCATTATCTCGTTTCGGAGTGAATTCTCCTCCTCTGACGTAAGGATGTTTCCTTCGTAATAGCTCGTGAGTATCTTGAAGTTCTTGTCTGAGAGCCGATGCAAGTTTCCATGCAGCAGCTTCGTCAAATCTCCAGCCATGTATCTCCTGTTGAGTAAGTATTTCCTGAACTCTGTGCTCTAACGAGACCCATTCAGGTATGGTGTGAAGTGTTTCCAAAGTTTGGTGGTAACGTGTACGTCTTGTATGCAGTAATCTTCCATTTCTTGTGACCAATCTTTCCAATCTGTACTGGCGCCAAATGAACCTTTAAATTCACCTAATCGATAACCGTAGGACTCAAGAGAATGTCTGCCGTATAACTTCAGCGGCATATGTTTCCAATTATGCTTTTTATCTACCTTGATCATATCCGGGTGGTATAACCTAGATAGAAGAAGAGTATCAATGGCACAGCCAGGAGACTTAAACCAACCGTATAACTTTCTAATAACAGGCAGATCGTAACCAATAATATTGTGACCAATGATGAGATCAGCATCCTGAAGCCGTTGTATCCCACGTACGACAGGTTCTTGACTACCCGTGTCGTTATATGTGATAGTTTTCTCTGTAGTGAGGTCATGAATAGCAAGGCAGTGGACGGTAGAAACATCTTTCAAAAGACCATTAGTCTCTAAATCAAAAATAAGACTCACTTTCCAGTCCATACATAGGTCTTATCTACGAACTTTGCTCGCTTGATAGCCTCCGGAGAAGGTGGGTTAGGTTTATTTAATTCAGGTAGTTCAGGTACTTCAACACGAAAAGCTAGACCTTCTTCTTCAAAATGTTTGTTCATTTCTTTGTATTCAGAAATCAGTTGATGGGTTAAATTCCTCTTCGGGTTCTGTTTCATTAAACTTACAAGTTTCTAAATCATACGTGAGTGTACAAGCTACGCCTGTTTCGCCTGAATAACGATTTTTAAGTACTCTAACTGTCGTAGAACTTCCATCTTTGTCGGATTGTTGATCTCTCTCCAATCCAATAACGCTGTCGCTGAGTTGAGCAATCGCAGCAGATCCTCGCAGTTGACCAAGTGTGACCCTTGCTCCTTCTTCATGATTTTTATCGCCTCCTGAGCGACGTAAGTGTGATACAAGGAACAGGGCAATTCCAGTACGTTCAACTAATGACCTTAATTTGGTCATAGTTGTATCGATCATTCGTCGCTCATCTCCGTCGAGACCGGATAACAAGATGGACAAATGGTCGAGAAATATGACTCTGCAATCGAGACCCTGAGCAAGATACTCAATGCGAGAATAAATAACATCAGGATCGTAGGAGCCGAAGCCATCAAAAAGATAAAGGTTCCAATTAACCATCGTCTGATCGAAAGCTTCCGTGAGTTCTTCATGTGTTGGTTCTCCTAGATGCAGTGATTTACCAACCGCTGCACTCATTAACCCTAAAGCGGTCCTCCTATTGGACTCCTCAAGAGCCAAGTAACCAACTCGTTCTCCTCTTTTAAGTAGAGAAGTTGCAAGTTCACGACAGAAGGAGGACTTTCCAATACCAGATCCTGCAGTGATTGTAACAAGCTCTCCATACCTGATCCCGTGTGTAAGTCTTTGTAGACCGTTGAATGGGTAGTCATGATCGTTAGGTGGGTTAGGTGTAGTGATCTCTTCTAAGAGATTCTTTCCTTCAATAATTCCATCTGGTCTGTATGGTTTCTTAGCCCAGAATGCTTCATCAATAGCTGCCCTATCATTAGCTTGAACAGCGTCTGAGATGTCCTTATATGCGCTTAATCGCGCGATGGAAACCTTACCAGGTGGTAAGACACCAGCTGCTGCTTTAGCCGCCTCAGAGCCCGGCGTATCATTATCAAACCAAAGGATAATGCTGTCATAACCTTGGAGAAATTCATAGTTCTTTTGAACCGCTTTCTTTGCACCGGCTGCTCCAGTTGGTAGCGAGACCACATCCCATGTGGGATATAGTTCGGCATAGCTTGCAGCATCAAGCTCGCCTTCAGTGATGATAATTTGCCTACCGTGACCTTTCCAGAGGTGTTGTCCGAAGAATGATCCATCGGTGTCTCCTTCATAAGAAAAGATTTTGTTAGTAGTTCTTACTTTTGCTCCAATTACCTGACCATCAGAGTTGTGGTAATGGAACCTAAGAGTGTTGCCATCCTTATATATCTTGAATCGTTCGCAAGTCTTTTCGGAGATCTTACGTTTAGGTAGATAGACAGCTTCACCCTTGTAGTGGGTGGTCATAACGGGTTTTTTAGTAACAACAGTATCTTTGCCAGGCGACCATTCCTGACAAACAAAACAAAAAGTGTGCTCATCTGTATAGACAGCTAAGCCATCAGATGAGCCACAACTAGGACATGCTTCATGTCGTATAAATTCAGAGGAACCATTCTCCTGGAATGTTCCCGAAGCTGGTCCATGGTATTTCATTTTTCTCGCACCATTGTGCGTATGTAGTCTTAGATTTTTTACTAATGGTATTAAAGGGTGCTTGAAAGACCATCCTTAAATCAATCTCTGGATGTTGCTGTTTGACGGCTTTAATCTTACGACGATCGGACGCCTCCCAGTACCCTTTGCACTCAAGATAGACGCCATTAGGCAGCAGAAAATCAGGAGTGTATATATGTTCAATTTGATAGGGAATCTTTTTTGTTTCATATTCATAGTCGATTCCCAAGTCAACCATTAGATCAGCGACTTTCTCTTCAAGTCCTGATCGGAAAGCCATTACCAGATACCTGGAATAATCTGACCAGTAAGTGCATAAGCACCAAGTGCAGCAATGACACCAATCATTGCCAGTCGTCCATTCAGCCTTTCGGCTTTTTCATTGTGTGTTTCAGTCACGTCCATAATTGTCATTGGTGGTTCTTTAGCAAATAGGTTCAAGCGTCCTTGATCTTCAGAAGTCAATGTCATCTGACTCCTCAGTATTAGCAGTTACATTTGGATCACTAGCTTTATATCCTTGTGTGTTGCCAAACAATGCGGCAACGTCATCTGTACTCATGTCTCCTGTGTCAACTCCTGCTTCAGAGTTGAGAGACACAATTTGCACACCCACAAGTTTAAGTGAAGTGCCATAAGTAGTGCCATCCTTGAGAATGTATGGCTTCTGATAGAACGCGACCTTGACCTTTGACCCAGAATATAGAGGTGTTGCCTCGTCTGTAACTGGAGTTCCTTCAGTGTCAACAATAGGTGGCTTGTTGGTCTCATTCCAGGAGAACTTGACCTTGTATTGTCCATTAGCTACCTCCTCCCATGGCTCAGGTTTACATACACTGCGCTTAGGGTTCTTCAGTTTAGATTCAGCCCACTTAAGGGTTTCAATCCGATCATCTTCGAGTGTATCGATTACATCTTGACCAACAGTAGTGGAAAGAGAATAACCAAATTTACTCGGCTTCAGTACAGCTTGAAATCCTTCGAGAACTACAGGCTGTTCAGTTTTAATAATGTTGCGTGGCATTTAGCAGAAAAAATAAGTTGATTCAATCACGGATTCCGGTGAAAGGTCTCCAATGATCGGTGGTTTAGTTTCAGCACCTATCTGATTTGCCCAAATTTCCAAGTAGGAGTTTTCAGCGAATAGGTGCATGTATACCTCACGAACGATGGATGAAAGAGTACCCATGTCAGTAGCACGACATAGAACCGAATCATGTATGAGGGAAATAGCTCCGTCGAAACGGAGTGCAGATAGGTGTAGTAAGGATGCATCTAAGGAATGGATTAGGTTTGGTGCTGTAGCGTTCTTGTGGTGACTAAGATCTACTTTGTCACTATCTTCTGTAGCGATGCGTATATCAACTTTGCCGAGTAGCTGCAGTTGTACACGTTCAGTTAGCTTCTTATTGAGCTTCTGATTAACCACAAATCCTGATGGTGTTACCCATTCCAGATGTGTAGCTCCTCTCTTGATCGCTTTACCAACTTCAGTCTCAATCCATTTCATTGTTGCCATAGGACCAGGAACAATTTCATCCATGGCTTGTCTGACAGCTTTTACAGTTGCTGTTAGATCATCTTTACTGACCTCTACTCCTTTCTCTTTAAGAGCATCGCGAATATATCCACGATTAGAGTGAGGTTTAGCATTGTACGGAACCGTCATAACGACTCTTTTGACGGTCTTTCTGTCCATGTAAGGTCTTATAGACTCAGGGACGTTTGGTTTAGCGTGCTCGGCGACGACGGCATATGCATCGGCGGGTCTTTCTCCTGGCAGGACATTGACAAGACTTGCAGTTCTTGCGTCTCGGCATAATCCGGCGAGTAATTGTAAACCAGAGTTGGTGGCATCAGTTGCAACTGGCAGAGAAGTGTAATTTCGATCACAGGTAATAACACAATGGTAATACTCATCACATGCAGCTAGAAATTGCCAAGGTTCATCAGCTGCTTCCCAGATTGACAAATTACTTATGGGATCTTGAGCGACCGCAGAAATCACCGCATCGTTATCTTTAACCCATTGCATACGTGAGTGCATAGGTTCTTTATCAAGACCATAAGTTGTTGCAACCTGAAAAGCTAGCCATTCCTCAGCTTCTGGCGTCATGAATGCCTCTTCACTGAACTTCAGCAATGATTTACCAAAGTCAGTACATTGAGGAGTTAGGAAAGCAGGGATGGGATAAACACGTCCTCGATAGTCAAATGACCATGGAATGAAGAACTCTTTCTTATCCTTGAACATTCTTACTGCTTCCATTGTCATGCGTGTTCTACATGACTTTTTAAATGATGCAGCATTGATGTTCATTACTTCTGCTGCATCTCGCCTGTATTGCTTGCGTGAGTCATAATTCTCAGCAATATCAACAGGCTTAGGTGGTAGAGGTATCTCTACAATAGGGACAAACTTACCAACTGCATGTCCACGTTCCATCAATGTTTCAGCAACATCAACAATTAGTGGATTAAGTCGGTATCCAACCTTCTGAATCTTGTTCAGAAATTGGTAAGGTGTTTCTCCCTGTATAGATCCCTGACCGCGACGAACCATGTCATGACCACGCATTACCTCATTTAATAAGTATCCACCAGGTCGTTTCTCTGACCAGTCATTAGGCTCAATCAGCATGGGATAGGCAATAGGACTAAACAGCTCAGCGTTAGCCATAACCTGATCCTTGATCTCCATAAACTCAGGAGTAGGTACAATAAAGTTATCTCTTTTCCTACCTGTTTGTACCATCTCTTTCATAAACCACCCACTGGCTTCCATGATGCAGTCAAGTAGCCACCCGCCTAGCTTTACACGAATATCAGCTGTCCATTTAGTCCATTGCGGAACGTCATAACGTTGAATAAGTGTACGTATGACAACAAACTTTTGCTGTGTACCTGTTGTGTTGTGCCAGTAA